TCGTCGTTGACACTTATTCAGGTAATGAGACCCGATATCTCGGTCCAGAAGATCAAAATCAAATAAAAAATTCCTTTAATGTAGTGACAGAAGATAATCATTTTGCCAGTATTACCTCAACAGTTACAATTAATATTTATATAATTGATGACACAATTGCTAGAGATGAAATTATTGATACAATTTATGATCATTTTAAAGATTTGACCCACCAATTAGCAATAAATGGAATTGAAATTGTAAAATCCCATATGCCTTCTGAAAGTAGAGTAATGCAGGATAATAGATGGTGGATTACAAATAGAATTGTAATTGATATTTACTCGGAATGGGTGGATACCCCTCTTCCAATTGTAAATATAAGTGGGATTGGTGTAAGTGTTCCCTTGTCAGGTCCAGTTCCCATAATTATAAGTCCAACATTGTATCAATGGTCTGGATTGCCTTTTAATGTTACAACGGTAACAAATAGTACCAATTTAATTATAAATAGTACAACTGGAATGACCGCAGGAGATACAGTTATTCAAGGAACTCATACAACTACAATTACAACAGTGGTAGATGGTACTCATTTGGTTGTAGGAAATGCAGCTGGATGGGTAGTAGGAGCAGCAGTAGATAACAATACCCTTGTACATTTTAATTACCAGATTGTAGCTACAAATAGTCCAATTTCTTATAGTGCTTCTGCATTACCTGCAGGATTGAGTCTGAACGGCTCTACAGGGCTTATAAGCGGTGTTCCCTTAGTTTCTGGTACTTTCTATGTCACTTTAGGGGCTATAAATGCTAATGGAACAGGTAATTTGAGTCTCGCAATTAGTATTCCATAATTTAAGTAGATAAGATTCATTTAAGAGATAAAAAGTATAATAAAAATGAGTATATATAGAGATACTACGCTAGTCGTAGGATGTTGCTATTTATAAACAAATTTTTGTAAGAAAAAATAGATTTAAAACTTAGTAGTTATAAGGAGATTCCTATGCCTCAAGTTAATGGCCAATTTGTAACCCCAGGTGTGTTCACAACTGTTCAGGCTAACGCTGAGCCTACAAGCGGCCAGGGTGTACGCATACCTGCTCTGATAGGAACAGGAAAGCTAACGAATACTGCATCTAACGTTGCAATTCTTCGTGGTAGCGGATCTACAGATACATTATCTCCTGCTGCAGTTTCTATCGATGGAAATATCCAGGATTCAAATTTTATTGTCTATTACAATGGTGTTGACTTTACATTGAATAGTGGTAATGTAGAATGGCTTTCCCTTGCTGCTCAACTTACTGGTACAACCTTTGATCCTTATGCAAGTCTTAACGGATTAAATTTCCAATTAGCCATTAAAAATGGTGCAGTGCAAACAATTCCATTTACAACTGAAACCACAGCTGCTGAAGTTGCTGCCACAATGAATGCTTATTTTACAGGGCATTCAATTGCTGCAGTGGCTTCTGCCACTGAGGTTACTGTACCTGCTCTTGCTTCAGCTTCTACATATGCTGTTATTGCAAGTAGCACAATTACAAATACAGGAAGCACAACTCTTACAGGAAATGTTGCTCTCAGCCCAGCAGGTTCTATTACAGGAACACCAACCGTTGTTGGCACTACACATAATGGTGATGCAGCTGCTGCAACAGCTTTAGCTGACGCTAATGCTGCATACACTGCTTTTGCAGCTCTTACTGGTGCAACAGTTCTAACAGGCGATTTAGGTGGACGTACTCTCACTGCAGGAGTTTATAAATTCTCTTCTTCAGCAGCTCTTACGGGTACTCTTACATTAGATGGTCAGGGCAATCCCAATGCTCAATGGGTATTCCAGATTGGTTCTACCCTAGTAACCGCTGCTGCCTCTTCAGTCGTTATGATTAACAGTGGAAATGCAGGTAACGTTTATTGGCAAGTTGGAAGTTCTGCTACATTAGGAACTGGCTCATCTTTTAAGGGAACTATTCTTGCCCAAGCAAGTGCAACTTTAACTACAGGTGCAACTGTTAGTGGGCGAGTGTTTGCTCTTACAGCCGCTGTGACACTAGATACAAATACGGTAACTGTTGTTGCAGGATCTTCTACTCCTGGTTCTTTGATAATTTCTACGACTGATGTTTCAGATTCCTCACTTTACATTGGCACAGGAACAGCTAATGCAATTCTTGGTTTTACTGCAGGTTCATTTGTAGAAACTCCTCAAGCCCCTCTTGCAGGTGTTACTTATTATGTAACTTATGAGTATGCTAAAGTTGCAGCCGATTATACACCTAAGTTTTATTTTACATTAGCAGCAGTTGTAACTGATTATGGTCCAGTTAGCGTTTCTAATTCTATTTCACTTGGAGCAAGTTTGGCATTCCAAAATGGTGCCCCAGAAGTTTGTGTGTGCCAGGAAAGTCCATTTGACGGTGGATCACCTATTGCTAAAGTTCAAGCTGCTTTGAATAAGCTTCTTTCTACACAGAATATTAGTATTGTAGTTTCCTTGGAAGGAGCTTCGAATGCACAGCTTCTGTCAGCAATTAAGCAGCATGTAGATACTGCAAGTTCTACTATTAATAAACTAGAAAGAACAGCCATTGTTGGTTTTGATGAAACGGTTGCCTCTTATTCAGATTCAGATATGACTCAATATGCTGCAGCAGTAGCTGACAATCGTATTGTTCTTTTGAATTCTTCAACTGTTAAGAATACAATGTTTATTGGACAGGCAACAACTGCAACAGCGGTTGGCAGTCAATTTGTTGCAGCAGCCTTGGCTGGTGTTCGCTGTAATCCAGCTTATGATGTGGCACAGCCAATGACTCGTGAAGTTATTTCTGGATTTGCCTCAATTACAAATACTTTAACACAGGCAGAAAAATCCCTGCTTATTAATGAGGGTGTTTGTGTGATTGACACACTTCAGTCTGTTCCTAAAGTTTTGTTTGGGACTACAACAGATCCTTCTACAGTACTTTCGCAGTTGTTCCAGGTGACTCAGATTGCTGATTACACCACTCAAACATTGCGTGGACTTCTTGACCCAATTTTCATCGGTCAGAAACTTTTAGCAAATACGCCAAGTCAGGTAGCTACAGTAGTTTCTGCGATTCTTTCAACTATTCAACAGAGCAATATTATTGTTTCATTTACACAGCCTGTTGTAACTGTTGATGCTAATGATGCGACGAGGCTGGACGTTTCAGTAGGTATCGTGCCAGTCTTAGAGGCAGATATAATTTTCATAACACTTGGGCTTAACCTTCAGTAATTTGATAAAGAAAAGATTTTAAAGAACCTTAAGGAGAATCACAATGGCTGAACTCGGTAATACTAATGCAAGGCTGTCAACTAGTGTTTCACTATTCCTACTTCCAAAAAATTTGGATGCAACTACACTTAGTAATCCTGCAGCTCTTCTTTCATTGGCTCAGCAGTCAGCCAAGATTGGGGCTGTTCAATCTTTTACGCAAACTCAGCGTCGAAACACAGACTTTCGATTTGAGCTTGATTCTGATCAACAGGGGAAACCTGTTGAGCGTTTACCAAGAACTGTTGATGAGTATTCTCTTCATGCAGATCGAGTTATGCTGTATGTTTCGGATGCTTTAGAAATTCTTGGAATTTCTGGTGATGACATCGTGAATAATAATGCTAGTTTTGGGATTTTGAAGGTCGAAATTTCGCCCACAGGTTCTGGTGTGCCTACAAAATCTACAATCTTCACAGGAGTTTGGTGCCACTCTGTATCAGCTAGTTATAATATAAATGGTGGGGATCTCAGAATTTTAGAAGGGGTAGATTTTGGTTACACTTCTTCTACTGTTGTTGGTGTACCCGCATAAAATAAGCATTGTAAAATAGCTTAATATATGATATACTTATAGTTGAAGGTATACTATGAGAAAATTAAAGACAGATAGAGTTTTAGTTAAGCGTGAAAATTTTTCAATTTTGAAAAGATTTGGAAACATTTCTAAATTTGGAGATTGGGAAATTATTGATTATGCAGGGCATGAAAATAATAAGACCGATTATTGGACATGTAAATGTGCTAAAGATGGAACAATTCGTTTAGTTAATGCCTTTCATTTGCTAGATGGCTCCTCGAAAAATTGTGGATGTGCCTCAATAAATAGATTAGGGGATTTGACCAGAACTCATGGCATGTCTCATACCAGATTAAATGGTATTTGGCAACATATGATGCAGCGTTGCCTTAATCCTAATAATTCAAGATATGAAGATTATGGAGGTTCTGATATAACTGTATGTCCTGAGTGGCAAACATTTGAAGGATTCTACAAAGATGTTGGTGAATCATATAATAAACATGTAATTGAATTTGGTGTAAAAGAGACAACTTTAGATAGATTTCCTAATCAGACAGGTAACTATGAACCTGGAAATGTTAGA